CCCGCCCCTGAAACTGGCGTTATGCCGCACGGGTCGCGGCGATCAGGAAATCCCATGCGTGCTTCGGGTTCCCGGTTTCTGCAACTCCGGCAATTGCTGCCCGTCCCAGTACGTCATGCGGTAGTTCAGCCGGGACAACCGCAAAGCCCGCACGGGCCAAGGCCGCAATCAGCTTCGTCGGCCAGTCCTCAAGCGGCACGTCTTGGTTGTCCATCGCGCAGGCCGCTTCGTAGAGCGTTTCGCGCGGGGTTGCAATCATGCTGTAGTAGCCTTGTTCCATGTCGTTCTCCGGTAGTTCGGCATAACAATTCATTCAAGCCGACGTGCTACGCACGCGGCTTAATTCCGGCGTTAGGCCGCAGGCACCTCGGGGAGCGGCATCCAGTGAGTTACCACCGGGTCGCTGCCATCGTCGCAGATGCCGTTGTTCTCCACCGGGTAGCACCACCCGTTGTGGTCGTGCGGGTTGCCGGTCCATTGGCCTGTTGCGGGAATCGTGATCTGCCCGGCAAAAGCCACAAGTACCTCGGTGAACTTCTCCGGCAGGCGCTCGGTCACTGGCACCCACGCTCGCTCAGCGGCGAGGCGCTGCAGCTCATCCGCCGCCTCGAATGGTGCGCGGTCGTACTTCAGCACGCAGTCTTTCCAACTGCCGTAGCTTTCTCTCATCCAGTTCGGCGTGTCGCGCAGTCGATCGACAACAGGCACTCCGGACCATCTGCGTCTTCTGGAGTGACTTTGATCACCTGGTAGCAGTACAGAGCGGCTGGCACGGGACGGATGAAGCTGCCGAGCGGTGGGTGCAACGCTGTCACTTGCATGAAATGCTCCGCGTCCGGAAAATCGTGCACGCTTCCCGCACAGCAGTAGCAACTTGTTCCGCCAGATTGTCTCCTCCGCTATCCGGCAATGCAAGGAACTCGCCGTCGTCCGCCCACAGCGTGACGTCGACGTGTCCGTGCTCGATGCTGATGCGCACCTCGAAGCCGTCTGGCAAAAACCATTGGGCATGTTTGCATACGTCTTTCAATCGTCCAGTACGCATCACTCGACCGCCGAAAAAACGATATCATGATGCGCATCGCCGACCAGCTCGACCCGATACACCCGCACCGTCTTGCCTTCCCGCCTGGCAATCCCGATGGCGCTGTCGACCCAGTCTTCACTGGCCAGCAGCTCGCAGTCCTGCAGTCCGGGCTTGCCATCGATCACCGCAACGTACTCGAGCAGCCCGAACGGATAGCAGTCTCCGGATACCGATTGAGGAATCGTCTGCAGCTCAATCTGTTCCGTGCCGCTGTCCTGTTCTGGCGCGCGCTGATCGGAAGTCAAAGGAGTAGCACAGCCCTCCAGGGCATCCGGATCAACGGGCTGCGTGGCCTGTACCTCGCTTTCCGTCTTGATCAGACTACAGAGCATTGTCGACCACCCGGAATCCTGCGGCTGTACCGTGCTTGCTGGCGTGTCAACCGCTTGCTCTTCCAGTGCCGCCTGGTCGGGCGTCTTTTCGCTTGCGTAATTGCGCGCACAGTATTCCCGCCCTCTGGTGGTCAGACGGTACAGGACGCATCCCGGGCCGTCGCTGGCGCGCTCGATGAGATTGTCCCGAACCGCCGGCCCAATGCTGCCGCGCAGATCGTCCAACGGCATGCCAATCATGGCCGACAGTTCCTGTCGTGTTTTCGGCCCATGAATGAGCAAGTGCTGCAAAATATGTTGACGCAAGCTGACCATGTCATCCTCCCCAATTCGATTGATTGCGCAGATCCAGAATCTTCCAGACGCTCGGAATACAGCAGCTCTGCGGTGGCTCCCCGCTGGTGGTCACCACCACCTGGGGCGCCGCGATCCGCCTGACCGGTGTCGATCGCAGGTTGATCGTCCACGTCGGCTGAATCGCCAGCGTCATCAGGCGCTGCCAAAGCGCCGCGTGGTCCGGCGGCGCGCCGATGATTACCAGTGCATTCGGTTCGCACGCCGCCGCTTGCTCGACCGCATACGGATCCAGTACGCGCCGCGCATCCAGTGTGACCATGCCAGAATGGCGTCCCTGGCACGTGGCGAGCGCGATCCCGATTGCCCGGGCAACCGCCGGCCCTTCTGGGTCGTCGATGATGATGACGTGCTTGGTCACAGCCGGTCATCCTCGTCTTCGCCGAGGCCTTCGCCAATCGCGCCGGCCACGACCAGCACGCACAGCAGGTAGATTCCAACCAGCAGGCCATCAAGCACGTCCATTCGCCACCTCCCGCGCGCGGTGATACGCCGCCCGGCACAGCTCGACGCGCCATTCAGCGCGCAGCCTCCTCGCGAAGAGCTCCCGCCTCTTGTCGTGCGCCATCCGCCGCCTGGTGGATTCGGTCAGCGCATCGGAAACGCGCTGCAGCTGGACCTCGGCCGCCAACAGCCTGCAGGCGGCAAGAATGCGTTGCGCCCGCTGGCGCAGCAGTTTGGTGACGGGGTTTGGCATGGGTGGGCCTCTTCGAGATCGGTTGATCGGTGTTGCTGCCGTTTGCTGTGACAGCGCCTGCACGATAGCTCACACTAGCGACGGTGTCAATAGTGATTACTATCACGCAAGGCGACAAAAAAGCCCGCGCAAGCGGGCTTGGTCTCAGCGTCGATAGTATTGACTCATCGCGATAGCAGACCAATCAACCCTACCACGAACAGCGCGATGAAGATTCCGGCCGGCACGGTCGCCATGATCACGTAGATGATCAACCGCACGACCGAAAAAAACGGCAGCCGGATGTCGACGAGCACCGCGCGCACGGTCGGCTCTGTGGCAGCGCTGTCGACGGCGATCGCTCCGTCGCTGACCGGAGTCACGTCGGGTGCGGCCGTAGTCTTCGCCGGGCCAGATGCAACGATCGGCGAAGCTGGCTGGTCAGGAGCCAGCCGGGACCTGGGTGTTCGTGTCTGCTGTGTCATCGCTGTTTGTGGTTGTCGTCGCTGTCCGCCTTACCCCGTAAGCGGCCGCGATCACGCGCACGGCGCCAAGAATCTCAAGATGCGCGCGCCCGGGGAGTTGTCGAATGATGCGCAGGATTTCCAAGACGGTCAACGAGTCTGTCACCACGTACTCAGCAAGGCTTTGGTCTGCCACGGGTGGCCGTGCCTCTTGCGCGTGCGGTTGCGTCTCTTGCTCGAAATACTGCGGATCGAGGTTGCAGCGGATCGCCATCTTCAGCCGCGCTTTTTCCCCGAATGGCGAATGCCCGTTCAAGATTTGCGAAACGTATGACGCATCAATCGGGCTATGGTCTGTATTCCTGCTCCACGTGCGGGCAAATGCCGCCGGCCCGCCATGCGCCTCCACCATTGCCTTGAGCTTTTCGATTGCCAAAGATTCCCGACTCATCCGCTCAGTCTTGTTCACATCCGTATCCTATGCAATTCGTAAAAACTATTGCACCCAACATTAGTCCGTGCTATCGTTACCCAATGGACCTCAAGACTTACCTTCAAGACCAAGGATCTGCCGCCAGGTTGGCTCGTGCTTTGGACGTCCATCCAGCGATGGTTGCCCAATGGAAGAGCGGCCGGCTTACTGTTCCTGTGCAGCGGTGCATCGACATCGAGATCGCCACCGGTGGGGCTGTTACCTGCGAAGACCTCAGGTCAGATGTTGATTGGGCCTACCTGTCATCGCGCCAGATTGCTGCTTGAATTCACGATAGCAGTGCGCTTGTCCGCGCTTGTCCGTGAACCTCGGACAACCACGGACAACCCATCCAGAAGGAGGAACGATGCAGTACGAGTCGATGGAAGAAGCTCTGCGCGACTTGGTTCGCGCGCTCGGCGGGACGAAAGCAGTTGGGGCCAAGCTGTTCCCCGCGCTGCCGATCGAGCAGGCGGCGAGCCGGGTCAGCGACAGCCTCAACCCGGATCGCCGGCAGCACCTCGCACCGCACGAGCTGCTGTACCTCCTTCGCATGTCGTGCCAGGCTGGTCACCACTGCGCGATGCAGTACTTCTGCGCCATCGCCGGATACGAGCAACCACGCCCGACGCGCGACGAACAAGAGTTGGCCGAGCTCCAGGCCGCATTCGTCCAGGCCGTCGCTGACTTACATCGGATGACATCGGCCATCGAAGCGCTGTCATCACCCAAGCTGCGCAGCGTCTGATGGACATCGTGGACATGGCTCAAGAGGCCGAAGCCATCATCTTGCAGCAGGCTATTCGCCGATCCATTCAGCCAGCCTACACCCTGACCGCGTGCGGTTGCTGCCACAACTGCAGCGCATCAGTCCCCGCAGGCTCCACATTCTGCGACGTCGACTGCCGCGACGACTGGTCAAGACGCAACCCATCCCCCCCACGGGCAGCGTGACGCAACCAATGCGCAACCCCCCCGCAACCACAACCAACAGCAGCCAGCAAGGTACTCCCGCAACCTTCCCATTCACGGGTAATGCGCGCGTTTGTTTTGCAGTGGGTGATGGTTGGGCATAGTGAACGGGGTGTGTATGGCCTGGGCTAACCATTCGGACGTGCTACGGCAGCTGCGCGAAATCGGGCTGCTGATCCCTGGCGGTGTGCTGGAGCTCGCGCAAGGAGACCGGTCCAGGCGGTGCCTGGTCGAAGGCGGGGACAAGGAAAAGCGCGGTTGGTATCGGCTGCACGAGTGGGAAATAGAGCCCGGAGTCACTCTGCTGGTCGGCAGTTACGGCATATTCCACGGAGACAATCCTGGAACGTTCAAGGTCGAGCTGACCAAGGCCTGCGCCGCCTGTTCGGCAGACGTCGGGCTGCGAGAAAAGCAGTGCACGAGCTGCGGAGCATCGACTTTCCGGCAGCGGGAATTCAGCGCCGAGCAAAAAGCGGTATTCAAGGCCAGCATGGCCGAGCACAAAAGGCGAGCCGCTGCAGAGCAGGCGGCCGATGCCGAGCGCGCCTCGCAGTGGGCGACCGCAGTCTGGCGGGCCTGCACCGAGGCGCAGCCTGCCGGACATGGCTACCTGGTGCGAAAACAGCTTTCAGGCACCGGGGGCGCGCGCCTCTTCGCCGGAATCGGCGACATCATGCTGCACGAGGCCGAGGCGAGCGATTATCGCCACCTCGCATCGTTTGCCGGCTGCCTGGCCGTTCCGCTGTGCGACGCCAACGGCAAGATTTACGGCCTGCAGTTCATCGCCGAAAAGCGCGATGCCAAGACTGGTCGCGACAAAACCTATTGGCCGCGCGGCATGGTGGCGGAAGGCCACTCCTGGACGATCGGCGGATCCCCGAAGCGTCTCGCTCTAATCGCCGAAGGGTTTGCGACCGCGCTGACGCTGCACGAGGCGACTGGCCAGCCGGTGACCGTGGCGTTTGCTGCGAACAACCTGCTGCCGGTGGCACGCGCACTGCTGCAGCGCACCAGACGCCGCGCGAATCTGCTGATCTGCGCCGACGACGACTGGTTGCAGCGCTGCCTGGAATGCAAGGCCTACACCCCGGTCGATTCGACCACCTGCGCCTCCTGCGGGAAGCCACACCGCCAGGACAACACGGGGCGTTTGCGAGCCCAACAAGTTTCGATAGTGATCGGACTAGCCGCAGTATTCAGCCCGGTATTTTCCGCCGAGCGCCCGACCGATCGCAAGGGCCCGACCGATTTCAACGACCTCGCGTGCCTCGAAGGCCGGCAGATCGTCACCGCGCAGTACGAGCGGCGCCTGGCCGAGCTGAAATGGCAGGATGCGGCCGCCGCCCCTTCACCGGCAGTCTCCCCGCCTTTTGACCGCACGCGCGAGGGTGGCGCTGCTCAGGGGGGAGGGGAAAAGTCACGCCGGCCGGCTGTGGCGATCATGGAGCTTGACGACGTCGTCGAGCGCTTTGTGCCGCTGGACGATGGCACCGGCGATTTTGTCTTCGACACGTGGACAAAAAAGATCGCCAAGCGCGCGCAAATGATCGCGCTGCTGCCGGCGGGCGTGCGGGGCGACGACATCAAGCGGCATTACCGCTGGATCAGTCGCGGCGCTTACTACCTCGACGAGGTCGGCTTCGACCCCGGCGGCAATGACCCTGACGTCAAACTCAACACCTGGCAGGGCTGGCCGATGCGTCCGCGCTCCGGCTCGTGCCAGCGCCTGCTCGACCTGAACGAATACCTGTGCTCTAGCGACCCGAACGGCCGCGCCGTGGCGCGATGGGTCCTCCAATGGATGGCCTACCCGCTGCAAAACCCGGGCGCCAAGATGAGCAGCGCGCTAATCATGCACGGCCCGCAAGGCACCGGGAAAACCACGCTGTTCCAGACCCTCGCAAAAATCTACGGCCCCTACGCAACGGTGCTCAATCAACGCGGGCTCGAAGACCGGTTTAACAGCGACTGGACCGACTCCAAGCTGTTCCTGCTCGCCGAGGAAGTCGTAACACGCGCCGAAATGTGGCACATC